GTGAGTTTTAGCTCACTATCTGAGGTGTTCGTCAAGCACCTTAGAAAGGACCTTTGTTAAGGCCCCACTCCACCGCCCTTCGCAGGACGGGTGCCCATCCCAACCGGAATGGACACGTGTCTTAAGCGTGTATAGAACGAAATCACCAGACTTCGTTGTCATAGTCAGAGGATATTTATTCTCCCCTGCTACGACAGCACGCCCCCGAAGACATCGGTTCAATGCAACTAACAGTACACCGTCAGGATTGTATATGACGGACTTACCATTAGGTAGGTCAACTCTATCAGGAAGGAACCTAACCCGTTTAGGGACAGGGACCCAGCACCGATAGACAGAACACTGCAACGTTTCATGAACCCTAAGTTTTTTTACCACTAAGGAGAACGGTACAATGTGACCAGATGCAAAATCGCTATCCAAAGGAACGGGAAGAAATTTTCCAGTGCCTCTGAGTAGCAAACTTAGCACCGTGCTTAGATCAATGCGATGAATCGCACTGAAACGAGCACAAGCATTAAACGCGACGAGACAGTCTTGTTTTGAATCAAGTCGTTTTATATAAATACCGCGTATATCACGACCACGGTGGTAGTCTCCACCACAAGACTCTCTAAACCACCCCTCTCGGAATGACTTAGTGTCGTTCACCTGAAAACCAAGGAGAAAAAGAAGCCTTCTTACCTTAGCATCAGTCCGGACTCGAATGACGATATCGTCACCAAATACACCGAAGTTTCCAAGTCTGTATTTAACAGCATGGACAATCGGGATACTCAGCGCTAGCATCGAACTCGCGGTCGGTTTACACTCCGTATACCTCGTCTTTTTAAGAGGGGTACCGTCAAGTGCGTAAACGGCAGCCACGACGCAAGCAAAGATGAGTGTCTGTAGTGGGAACGTATACCCATTCCCCATAGAGCTAAGAAGATGTAAGTCCTCATAGCACCCATCAATCTTGCAAGACGGTGATCTTGTTAGCATCAGCCAATCAAACAGCTGACGCGGCAAAAGCCACCGTACCATCTCAATAGAAATGGTATCAGAAGCACTACTCAAGTCAATGGTGGAAAAACTCCCCATTATACGTGAACCTATACGCGCCAGTCGCTTGTTTATAGCGGGTTGGCGAGACAAGGAGATTCCAAAAGCACGCTCAAGAGCGCGTTCGAGAATAGCACCGATCCCTAACTGAAAATACATATTTAGTGAAGGTTCGGTACAAATAGTGCGACCTATATCGTGGTTCTTCGGAACAACAGATACAGTACTTCCTTGAACAAGCATAAAAGGCCCATACACCGAGGAGCGCTTCGTTTCCGAAGCCTCACGGCGTGGATCAAATTTACACCAACGATAATACATATCGTATAAACCTTCTTTTGTGGTCGTGAGACTACTCGCGTAGGATTTAGTATAACAATCCGTACTTAAGTAACCTACACTAGCACCAGGACCGTGACGCCCGTACGATAGAATCGTATTTGCGTCAAGTAGGTCCAATACGTGCGCGTCGCAGACGATTCGCATCTGATCCTTAACTTGGTTCAGAAGGTATTCGTCCAATAACGTATCACGCTTCATAGTCCAATCCTTACAAGCCGAGTTATTTTTCTTAAACAAGGCTAAAGCACTAGACTTAGCATCTTTACTTACGCCAGATCCTTGAAATTTCTTAAGGAATGACGCACGCAGTGAGATGGATGCAGGCGACGGCCTAGCATCAAGAAGATCGACGTTCAAAGCATATGAAAGAGCAACAGAGCAAACACTCATGGCACACCTCTAAATATGTTACAACATGGTGATGATTACATCACACCCGAAACACTAGTGTCGCCGATCCCAGCTGAAAGCTGTGACAGGTAGCCAAAGTGTGCAGACAAAGCTGCACGTACATTTACTGCATCGTACGTATCGGACCCTGCAGGTACATCGATCGTGGTTCTAATAACCATAATCTTCGGTATCTGATTAGCAGCTGGTGTCACACCCTTGCGGGTGATCAACTGATAGCTGTTATTAGGGATGTTGGCGTAGACGCCCGTAACTGGGTTCGGAGCCGGTAACGCACGAAGCGAGACCGGACGAACAAAGTTTAACGTAAACGGAGATGAAACAGTACTGATGGTGACACCTGTTTGGGTGCCACCAAGAGCAGTGACTGCCACTTGTTTAGCGTTGGTTGTGGGCGCAACGTCCGTAACCACCGTATAGGTGGGAGATGTGAGACCAGTCTGAGGTAGCCCTGTAATAGGGGACGAGACAGTGATAGACATCTTATGTACTCCAATAGGAGGAAGTTGATGACGCCTGCGATCATCGTTGCGACAACAATGCGACGATGTTACACCACTTAAGAGCTGTCAAATGGTTCTCAAGCTGGAGCTCCGGTTGCGGTAATGAACCACCGTAACCGCCGGAGCGGACGAATGATGAATTCGTCGATATCGCAGGTGAAGGCAGCGAGTAGCTACTTAATAAATAAGTAGGAGACCCGCCGCCCCCGCAAGTAGGAGAAAAATACTTGGCGGAAGTGGTGCCCCTGACTTGGCATCGTGATGTACGATTAAACCAAGAGATTGCAGCAGAGGGTACCATATAACACTGAATAACTCTACCAAGATTGGTAAAGTAATCAACGAGGAAACTGTACGGAATAAGTTCGTACAGTGTGGGAACGAAGTTTATAAAAGGGTCAACGCCAAAGTCAGAATAGACTCGACGAGACCCTAGACATCGTAGATCCACAGCACCAATGTACCGAACGGATGACGTAGTAACGACATTGCTCTGACAACGCAAATTAGCGTTGTTGAAGAGTTCAACGACGTCAAAGTCACCAACGGTAGCGGATTCACTCTTAGCCGTGGCATGTATCGGAACGATATTCTGCCAAAGCGACGGAGTGTAGCCAGCCAGATACTGGGCTATATCACCTATGTCATGCATAGTAGGGATTAGCCCATACTGGGTTTGAAGCCATTGGTCTCGTAAACCGCGAAAAACACCACGGCGTTGCTTGACTAACTGCGCACTCGGTCGGACTCCAAAAAGTACTTTCTTCTTGGAAAATAGCCGCCGCATGTTTAGTATAGCATCAGCAACACCCTGGAGCGGTCTGCGTAAATCATGTAAGGTCTTATGCAGTTCACCAAATATGATACCACCAGAAACAGGTGAGATCACATTATAAGCTTTTGCTCTAAACGAGCCAAGAGCAATGGTGTCAAGCGTAGACCCCGGAGAGGGTGGCAGCAACGCACCCAACGGATATACTGCGGAAGATGCATAAAGTTCCCCAGAGACTTGAAAATAATCAGTCGTTAAGGGACGCCTATAAGTAACTAGGCCATCCGACGCAGAAGAATAGCGAAGTACCTTACCAGAAGCCGCAGTAGAAGCCGGCTGAGAGTTCGATACTTGCTTACGCCACTTAGGATTATAAGTCCCAGTGAACGTATCCGTAGACATGACAGTACTCGGAAAGGTTAAATCTATGGTACCACCGTTTACAAACTGGTGGAACTTTCGATCACAATTTATATTGTGAACAACCGAACGCGTATATGTTTCTGTCATAAAACTCCGATAGGGAATCACCCTATAATATTGTATCAATGCGGAACTGAGGTCATCGGTTCACTCGGATAGGATATCCGAATATGAACCGGAGCATCAGCTAGTCACCCAACCGCATCCATGAAGGTCCGAGATCCTACTCGGCATGTATGAGTTGAGACCCGGCACGATTATGTGCCAGAGGACCCCGCAAGG